TCTCTTGGTGTCAAGAATAATTTACATCTTATTACTTTAGAATCTATATCTGTGATTTCTTCAATAAATCTTTTCCAATATTTATTATAAAGGTTTTCATTTGACCATCTTGCTCTGTTGAAGAAAACATAATCTGTATAGTAAAAATTCAAATCTTGTAAAGGATCTAAAGGTGAATCACAAGTACCAGCATACGGATAATAGGTAAAGTTTTCTTGTGCTGAAAAAGTCGCTACACTAAAAGTAGCGATTGATTGATATGTTCTCAACAACTGCCATTCAAGCGGAACACCTTGTGTTGTCGTAGGTCTGACACCTGACCAGTGTAAGATTTTAGCAGCAGATGTTGTAATTTTATTAAAACCTGAACTTTCTTTTTGTACAATTTGTGGTATAATTATATCTGAAGTTCTCGGTGAATTAATCATAACAGAAGCGCCGAAAGGTATTTCTATTTTTTGAGTATTAGTCAAAAAGTCATTTTGAATTTCAACAAGATGGTCACCATATCCTTCAGATGTTTGTTCTTTGTATTTTTTATTCCAATAATCAGATTCTTGTTTGTAACTGAACTGATAAAACTTAGCAGTCAATTCACCCATTGGTATAATGTCAATCGTTGAAGTATCTACTTTTTCAGTCCAGTCAATATAGTCAGTAACACCACCTGTACCATCTTCATAGTAAGTATCACGAGGTTCAATTTTATAAAGTTTTTCTACTTCCCTGTCTGATTCAATATGTAAATTAAACATTCTAATTATACCTATTAAAAAATCTTTACAAGTCATATCTTTAGGTAAAAACTGATTTGGATAGATTGTAGAACCTTCTTTTAATTGTGGTATAGGTTTAGCTTCAAAGTAATTAATAGCTAAACTTCTAACTCTGACATCACCTCTATATTTATAATAAGTCCAGTTTGCACCAGGGTCATATGGTGTAGCTGTGTCTCTAAATAATTGTGTAAATACACCTGAGTTGTCATTATCAAAAGTAGATTTATTGAATACTTCGATCCAAACTTCATCACCTTGTTGTAAATCTTTTGTTATATCGATATTTACTTGTTTAGCTTTCCATCTAAAGTTTTTGTAGGTATCTTTTATTTGTTGTGTGACATCATCACCAAAACTTAAAAACACTTGGTCTAAAACAGCTATCAAACCATTTCTTCTTAGGATTACTTTTACTATTACTTCTACTTTTCTTGTAGAAGGATTTGTACCAAAACCACCCCACCAATATTCATAATCGTCAAGACTTGATGGTGGTACATAAGACCAGTTATTAGAACCGACATTAGCTCTCCAGTCAGATATATTAGCAACCATATCAAAAGCTATATTAAACTTGACATTGTATGAACCTGTATCACTGACGGTCCAAATATATGTAGATTGGTCAAAAGGTGTTGAATAGGTACCAGAACCATTGTATAAAAAACCATCAGAACCTGCAATTGAAGCAGTAAAAGGAAATGGTTGAGTATAAGGTTGATTGAAAGGAAAACCTCTGAATTGATTTGATAAATTACCAGTAGATTGTGTTGCAAATCCTGATAGTTGTAGTTGAAAATTTAATTGATTTGCTACTTTGAAACTTCTTTCTGAAATTTCTGATTCTGGTACATCATAAGTTTGTTTCTTTTGAACAATGACTAATCTTTTAAAGAACTCTGAATCTAAAAAGTCTGAGTCATATCTTGAATTTGTCTCTGAGAATATCTTGTCCCATATTTGTTTTACATAAAACGCTGGTACAAAAGAAGTCACAGAAAATCTCGGTGTAGTAGTACCATTGATATCAATCAACTGGTCATCACCCCACGATATCATAGGATAAGTGTAACCTTGACCTTTAGACATTACTTTTCTTAATCGACCAGAAGCAGTCAATCCGAACATACCATTAGGAAAAGGATAGTTTATAGTGAATTGTGTGTTTGATAACTTTTCAGCAATTTGATATTCACCATATAAATAGTCATCTTTATATGTTGTAACATCACCTACAACATTTACTTTAGGTGTAGGTTCAAGTATAATCCAATTACCTTCTAATAAATTATGGTTTGATGAAGTTGTAACTTTGACTCTACCAGTTGCAGAGTCTCTGTTTATTTGTGAAAAAGTCAAATAAGAACCATATGTATTCAGTGAAAATTGTGTTCCGTCATTTTTTGTAGCCAGACCAGTCCAGGTAGATTTGACATTTTCAGCAGACCACTCGTGTTCCCATTCAGTTAAGTCTAAGTCAGATAATTTACTGACACCTACATCAGCAAACAAACTTGTAAAGTCACCTGATATAAGTACATCGTAATCTATAAAATTTTGATCTTTTCTATTGATAGATTTAAGTTGCATGTTACCTCTCATAACCTGCACACCACCTTGAATAATGATGACTTCTTTTCTTATATTAGGATTAAATTTAGATGAACCAGAAACTTCATAAATGTGATTAAAAATTCTGTTGTTGTTTTTTGTACCTGGTAACTTAATCGTTTTAGAAAAGTTAGTCTTTCTTTTTTCAGGTTCTCTGATATCTAAAATTGTATAAGTCAAAGGTATATCTATATCATCATATAAATCAAGACTTAAATATTCATTCTTAGGTCTGACTTGAGCAATGAAACCTTTTTCATTTAAGTAGTTAGGATTATCTAAACTTTTGTAGTTGTAATTTGATGCTTCGCTTATAATTTCTGTACTATTAGACGGAAGTGCAACATTTGCTGCAACTGGCTTATAAACTATAATGATTTGAGTTTTCATTTATGATCTTAAAGTAAATTTATCTACTGAGTTAGAATAAGTTAAAATATATTCAATAGGTCTGCCTAATTTTTGTTTAATCTCAGTTGCACCATCAGTTATGACTATAGGAATTCTTCTTGTAGTTTCGTCTTTGACTATCCAACCACAAGCTGTTTCTGTTATTGAATAAATATTATATGTCAGACCACAATCTATAATGTTACCATCGACACTTACAATTGTAAATCTGTCAATATAATCGACATAGTTAGGATTATCATCAGGAATACAAAAGAACGAGTCACCTGGTAAAAATCCGTGGTCATTTTCAAACCAAAACAACATTCTCGATGTTGGTGTCTGGTCTTCACGCCAAACCCTAAAAGGTATCATTTGTGGTCTGTCTTCTATAAATACATTGTTTGAAAGATATAATTCATTTAACCAGAACGAAGTTTTTTCATCAACAAAAGTAGATACTTGATGTTGAACTTGAGCTGTCGAAGCATATTGTGTCATTTGTCTGTCACCGACAGCATAAGACCAGTTACCTGAACCTTTATTTGAAGTCAAGTATCTTTTATACATCTTTCTATTGATATTATAAGACTCACGATTTCTATGATAAAAGGTGATATAATCTAAACTACCTAATCGATTTACAAATCCTAATCTTGTTCTAAATGTTTTAGGTTTTGTAATTTTAATTCTGAATTTTTCTGACGATACCGTCGCACCTGTCTGAACATAAACATCATAGTGTTTTGTAGAACCATTTATGTAAGAATCACTTAAAGCTTTATTTATACCTAAAGGACCACAATTCAATCTTATTTTACCAGGTGATACAGAAGTACCATTTATAATTTGTGAAGATGTCGTACCAGTCCATTCTGTTTTTACAACAATTAATTTATTGTTTGAAGTAGTGCTATCTAAAGTCATATACTCTAAGAAGTAATTATCTGCGTAACTCGCTTCTGCGATACCTCTCGGTATATTTGTCATAAATAAAGATGACGTACCAGTAGAGTATGTATGAACATAATTACCTGATTGAAAAGTCGGCCAATTTTCATAATCAACAACACCATTGAATATATAAAAAGTATTTGAAGTAGAAAGATTAAGATAAGAATTAATAGTACCATCACAATCTGTAGATGAATCATATTCTTCACCGAATCTACAGAAAATTTGCGCGACTGTCTTGTTCGGACTCGCTGAAGTTGCTGTTGAAAAACCTGCTGAATTTGTTGTAGTAATAAAATCATTTAAGTAATCTTGTAAAACATCTGATAATTGAAAAAAACCATAACCAGTTGAAGGGTCTGGAAACAACTTAAATCTATATACATTTGTACCATCTAAATAGATATCACATATGTATCTAAAATTACATTTACCTGTATTGTTTGAATTGACGGTTATATTTACAGGATTTGATACTGGTAAAAATTTATTTGAGGTGATTTGACTTACAAAACTAATTGCCATTTGTTCTTATACTTTATAGAATATGTTTTAAGTTTTGTTGTATGTTTTTTAATTTGACCTATTGATGGATTCGACCTGTGAATCTAAATAAGATTGATAAGCCTGTGTCAGGTCTTCTTGAAGTTTAGGAAATCTTGCTTGAATAACTGAATCAAAGAATGGTCTTGGTTTGAAACCTTTTCTGACTATAGAACGAGCTACAGCCCAGTTGTTTAGACCTTTAGAATCAGCCCAAGGTTTTACGTGATAAGCAACACCACCTATTGAACTAATTCTAAAATTATATTTAGAACCTCTGTTTTGAAATATACCATTTACACCTTTATCTACAAATTCACCATAATCAGCCATATTAAAACTGATTGCGTCTTCACCTGCGACATCACCTATTTGATATGATATAGACCTACGAAGAGTACCACGCCACTTTATAGGATATCTGTCAATTTCTTTTAATATAGCTTGTACCGTACCTTGACCCCACTGGTCATATACTTGTTCAAAAAATCTTTTTAATTCTTCATTCATAAATTAACTAAAGAATGTATGTGATGTTTCACCACCACTTGATGTTCCACCTGATGGTGGTAAAGTATATTGTGATATGTTAGTTGTATTAGATAAAGTCAAATTTTGACCATATAAAGTATTTCCACCACTACAATCTATATCTGTGAAACTTACTCTTGAAACATATTGTGAGTATGAATTTACATTTAATACTGCTGGTGTTCCTGCTGAAGCTGAAAGTATTTCTAAAGTCGGTGTTTGAGCAGAACTTGGATCAACTGAACCACCATTAAGGTCAATAAAAGAATTGACAGTTACATCACAACCTGGTGTGATGACAAAATCATAACTACTTTTTGTATAAGATATCAACGGAAGTTGTATATTTAATTCATTCATTGTAACATCAACACCATCAATAGTAAAGGTTTGTGTAGTAGTATAATTATTCTGTAAAATAAACTTGTCAAATTGTGGTGTTCCAACGAATGTCAAATTGTAATTTCCATTTATATTAGGTGATTGATAAAAACTCCAAGTTACACCACTTATTAAATCAAGTGTATTCGTTGATGGTGATAATTGCAGTGATGCTCTAATTTCAGGATTAACAATAGTTCCGGCTGTGTGTGTAAAAGTATTATTTGAATTTACATTAGCAAATCCAAATCCAAATGCACTAAGAGTAATAGTTCCAGTTGTATTTATTATCAAATTGTTATTGATATTACTAAAACCACCAAGTGTCCCTGATAGCGTTCCAGTTCCTGTCATATGATAAGTTGTGGTACCAGCGAATGCACGACCACTACTTTCTAAACTTTGATCAATATAAACATTGTTACCGTCTATTCTTAAACCAGAAGCAGTGTTGTATATATTATTAAAGTAAAGGTCACTACCAGCCGTCAATGTTGCTACACCAGTATTCGAGAAATGGGGTATAGGTGTAGTTCCTAACATAGTAAAAGTCATAGCTGTATTTCCTTTGACAATTCGTCCTCGTGTAGCACCAGAACCAACAAAATTATAACTCATACCACTTCCAAATGTTGTAGTAGAACCAGATAAAGTAAGAGTAAGAGTATTACCACTATTTATTTGTAGAGTTCCTGTATATCCAGTGAAGTCAGCAAATCGGACACTGACATTGACATTGACAGTCAAATTACCACTTGTCGCATCCGCTGCTATATCATCACTTGTAGTTGGTACTACACCACCAACCCAAGTAGCTGTGTTGTTCCAGTTACCACCAGCCGCACTTACTGTTCTTGTAGCCATATTATACTTTAATTACTTTTATTTGTATTGTTGCTCTTGTCACAGTCGAAGCACTATCAACATTGAATGCAATGACATCACCGAAAACAAGATTAGTAGTCCAAGTTGTCAAGTTTGTATCTACATTTGATTGTTGTGAAGATAAAGTTGGTTTTTCAGAACCCGCTATACTATAGGTAGAAGTTAGAGGTATGTCAAGTGGTGAAGAACCTTTCCATACATCTACAACTATTGAACCTGACTGGTCTGCGATTACACCCCAACAATCTATAATACAATCGTATGGTGCATATATGTAACCTTTCAAACCTGTTGTGATAGCTGAACCAGCACCATCTATTGTAATTCCAAAACAACCACGAGACTGAGTTGCTATAATTTGACCATTTGCATCAACACCTATAAGTGTATTTGATAATTGTGGTAAAACTATACCTGATGAATTGAACACTGCGGATGTAGCACCACCAGTTGATATACCGAGTTGATTTGTTGCTGGTCTGTATATACCAGTGTCTAAATCGGCCTCATATGTCAAAGATGGTGTTGCTGCTGAACCTTGTCCCATATAGAACCTTCCAGTTGTTTGATTTATCATACCCATTACTGGTGTTGAACCTAATATTGTAAATCCGACTATGTCAGTTCCACCAGCAGTAATCCTGAAATTGTTAGCACCAGTTCTATATAATCCGGTATCAGTATCACCTATAAAACTTATACTCGGTAAAGCATTCGTTCCATCCTTAAATCTCGTTGATGCAGAAGCAATTTGTAAAGCCAAACCACCTTGTGTTGAAATTCTTAGTTCATTTGATGCTTGATATAAACCAGTTGTTGGGTCATTCACAAAAGTGTATGCTGGTGCGGCTTCTGTGCCATTTAATGCATAAAGTGGTAAATCAAATCTTGTCGCTGTTGATTGAAAAACTACTCCTCTTACACCAGCATTAGTTGATGCGAATATATTTCCTGACACTCTATAAAAACCTGTGTCTGAATCATTTCTAAAGGCAATTGAAGGTGTTCCTGATGTTCCATCCTCTGCTTGTATTTGATTTGATACTGCTTGAAATGCTCTATTACCACCAGAAGCAAATCCTATTATATTTGACCCTACTCTATAAATACCAGTATCTGTATCACTTGTGAAAGCTATAGATGGTGTTCCAACTGTTCCATTATCGATTAAAATAGAATGAGTACCAGTCGTGTTTCCTAATGAAAGCGTTTGTTCTAATGTTTGATTAGTTGATGTTCCAGAAGTTCCTGAAGTTCCTGTTTGACCTGATGTACCAGAAGAACCACTTAATCCAGATGTACCTGAAGTTCCGTCTTGACCAGATGTACCATTTATACCTGATGTACCATTTATACCTGATGTACCATTCAGACCAGAAGTTCCTGATGTACCATTCAGACCAGAAGTTCCTGATGTTCCTGTTTGACCTGATGAACCTGACGAACCACTTATACCTGATGAACCAGAAGTTCCGTTTAATCCTGATGTACCAGAAGTACCATTTAGACCAGAAGTACCAGAAGAACCACTTAATCCTGAGGTACCAGAAGTACCATTTAGACCAGATGTTCCTGATGTTCCATCTACACCTGAGGTACCGTTTTGACCTGATGTACCTGAGGTACCACTTAATCCTGAAGTACCTGAGGTACCACTTGAACCTGTCGAACCAGTCGGACCTACAACACCATCAGTCCAGTAAGTGAAACCAGAGGGGTTGATTGCTAACATTTGACCAGAAGTACCTGCTACATTTGTATAATTTACACCACCTGTCTGAACACCCGCTGAGTTGAATATAGCTAATGTCACACCACCACCAGCGACACCGACTCTGTTGTTACCTGGTCTAAAAATACCTGTATCGGTATCTAATTTGAATGCAACACCTGGTGCAGCATTTGAACCACCTGGAAATATAATTTGACCTGTACCTTGTTCAGCATCAGAATCAGCGAGAGTATTTGCTGAAGTCCAATAAGCTAACTTAGGTGAAGAACCTGTACCTGACACGGTTCCTGATTGTGATGATACCGTACCGAATGAAAGATTACCTGAACCATCTGTGATAATCGCTTGACCAGGCTGACCATCTACTAAAGGTAAATTGAAAGTCAAATTAGAATTACCTACAAAAGTAAATTGTGTTGATGCTGTTGTACCATTGTTGATTATAAGGCTGTCACCTTGTATATTTGAATTATATGATATACCTACTTTTTTCATTAAATATCATTTTGTTTTATTGTAAATGAATAGTCAGGATCTTCACAATTCGCAGATTCACCATTGAATTCAATTGCTACATCTATAATTACACCTGATACATCATCTAAAAATCTATCTTGAAAAGGATTCATTGTAGGCTGACCTGATATGTAAAAGATATCTGATTTGTCTTTTAAGAATCTTATTAGTCTAAAACCAATTTCTTCACAATCTGATATAACTAAATTTTGATTATCAAATACTAAGTCATAAATTAGAATTTGGTAATTTCTTATAATAGTATAATCTGTTACTTGTGTAGTAAGTGGTTGAACCCACATACCAGCATAAACTTGATTTACTTTAGGTTCCCCGTTTTCTTTATATAATTGACCAAATCCATATTGATTTAAGTTAGGGTCATATTGAACAAATTGTTCAAAAACTTTGTTCATACCATTCTGTGATAAATATCCTATCATAATTAATATGTCTTTTTATTTATGTGTTGTTTTTGTTTTTGCTAATTTATATGACAAGTGATTTAAGACAGCCTTTATAGGTAGTTCATAATATTCTTGAATCTTCAATAAGTCATCATCACACATTTTAGATATCATATCATACCAGACCCAGTCTCTGTTGAATTTTTCTGCTTGTTGTTCTTCGTAACTTTGCGGGTCGAGGTCTTCTTCATCTTCTTCTGAGGTTTGTCTGTTTCTGTCTGTGTTGATTCCAAATAATCCAGAATAACTTTCGTACAATTCAGACCTAAACTCGAAAAAAAAAGTAAGGTACCCCACACATTTTCAATAGTTAGATGTTGTCTAAACAATTCTGCTCTACGGGTAAAACCTTCAGACTTATGTGGTTCAATTTTATAATCTTCACCATCTTCCCAGATTATAGGTCTGTAAAGAAGTGCGAGATATAAATGTAGATTTTCAATAGATTTTTCTTTCCAGTTTTCTGAATCTAAAAATTCACCAGCAGATAAAAAGTTCAAATCAGGTATCATACCATATTTTTTACCATCAATTTCTATTTTAAGATTAATCTTTTTAGAAAGTGGTTTAGACATAAATTCTATATCAGATTTTATTTTATTGAATTGACTGATAGGTAGTCGTCTGATATCTTCTGAATCACAATCAGCAAGTATAGACAACTTAGCAATTAAAACACCTATTTCTGTTTCTGATTCAACTGAGTGTAGTTCTTGAAAGGTACCTACTTTTACCTCTGACCAAGACTTTGGTATATTCAACATTTGGTTCCATTTTTTTTATTCTTCATTTAAGAGATAATTAATTTTTTTTAATCTTACAAACCAGATTGGTGGTTTGTCATATTCTTTTACAGACAATTGACCATTTTGTTTTATAACTTCTCTATATATCGGTTTCATTTTTAATTTGAAAGATATCCTTTGTAGAGTATAGTTGTCTGTTTGTATAATCGTTTCTTTTGTCATAAGTCAATCCAATCTATATCAAAGTCATACGCATCACGCCTTTGTGTATTTCTATAATAGTTCCATATACCGTATCTCATACTATCTACTAAGTCATCATTGACTTTTACGGGTTCGTAAATTATTTGTTCATTTTTAGTCTTCCACTGATATCTTCTCATTTCGTTAAGCAGGTTTGTAGATTCAGTATTGATGAATATTTTTTTAGACCTAATCATATCTATTCCTTCTTTGACAGATTTGTCAGCTGACTTTGCATTATAACCAGCTCTTCTTAAATCTTCAATCATAGATGGAGCTGCGGCATCAACCCACATATCAATATCTTTGTCTAATTTCATATCGTTTATTAATGATATTAAATCATTAGAAGTCAAACCTGATTTATATATTAATTCATCAACCCATACTGTATCATCTTTGAAGTGGCACTTAGTTAAAGCCATTGCGTGACCATAACCGACATCTAAGCCATAAACAAATGTATCATAAAAAGGTTGTTCTTTACCATCTTCACTAAAAACTTTTAAGTCTTTTTCTTTGTATTCTTTCCAATGTGTGTATATCGTTGTTGTCGCAAAACCTGGTAGTCCAAGTGCATAAACACGATAAAAGTTCTCATCAGTTTCTTTATAAGATTCTATTTGTTTTATTGTTGCCTCAGTCAAAAAAGGATTTTGTTTGTAAGTAGAATGTATATAATCAACATCTTCTCTATCTTTCATTTTGAAAGACCAGTGCCACATATCACTCGGATTCTGATCCATAAAAACTCTTTCAGTTGTTCTTAAAAATAATTGTTGTGCTGATTCATAATCTATCTCGTTACATTCATTCAAATAAAGATAATTCCTTTTAGCACCACGAACCTTTTGTGAGTCACCTAACGAAAAGAATTCAATGTAGTTACCAAAAAGTTCTATTAGATGTTCTGTTTTATTGTGTTTATCTTCTGAGTATAAATTATGTGATTTAAGTAGTTCAACAAATTCTCTATACACAGTTCTTCTGAGTGATGGAAAAGAAGCTCTTACAACTGAAGTGTATAAGCCTTTATTAGGATTTTTTATACACTCTAACATTATCCATTGTAACATAGAATATGTTTTAGATGAACGAGACGAACCCACTGAAAGTACAAATCTTTTATTTGATTTTAACAATTGATTCAACACAGGTGTGCCTTTCAAGTTTAATTTACTCATTAATCTCTTTTATATTTTTTACACTTGGTGTTATATCAATAACATTTGAATCGATTATATTCACCTCTATCGAAGTAATACTATGTTCGATTTTACCAGTTACTTCAATTCTATCAGCAGCATAAACACCTCTAACTTTATTAAGTTCTTTTCTAATTTCAAACCATAACTTATAATTCTTATTTGTTCTTGCGTATTGCATCACACTTTCTAATTCACCGATAGCTTCTTCAACAGCACCTATGTTTTTATCATTATAGGTTTCAGATATTGATTCTCTTGCCCATCGTAGATATTCATAAGCTTGTGATTGAGAGTAACCTAAGTCTCTTTTTAAGAACTCTAAAATAAATTTTGTAGAAGCTGACTTATTCAACTTCATGTCAATGACTGCGTCTATGACTTCTTCTTTAGTGTATTTAGATTTTTCTGGCATAATTTTTTATATAATTTTTGGAAGTTTTCATCAGTTACATCATCAATAAATTTAATCAAATCAGGATGAGGATTAAACCATTCTATACCACCAGCGTAGTAGGCATTAGATGACGCAAATAAATTATGAATATCTTTTTCTTTTTCAGGATATGATAGTGTTTTGATAATACTAATTTTATCACCTAACTGATATTGTAAAGAAGACTTTCTTGCCCTTACATCTTTGCTTATACCAATCTTAATCAAACCATCTTGGTTTTGCATAAAGTATAGTTTTCTTGGATTTGGCAATATATTTTCTATCATCATATCAATTATATCAATCCATAAAAAATAACAATGTCTGTCGATTGTATTCAAGTCGTATAGTTCTAATTTGTATGATGATTTGAGTTGTTGCAATTCTTGTAAAAGTGCTGCTAAATCACCACCTTGTGTTTTAAGTGGTACATTTTTAATTTTCTTCGGAAAGAAAATTATATCTGATGGTAGTTTTGTATCTAAAGTATGGTCAGATAATTTAAAAGTTATAGTCAATTCACTTAAATCTTCTGATAAAGACCAATTACGATTAAATTCTTTTTTATTCTGATTCATAAATTTTATAGAAAATTTTTGTCTAAATGTTTTTTTATTTAAAAAATGTTTGTATATTTGTATATGTCTAACACTAAAATAAAAACACTATGAAAACTTACAAAGAAAAGTATGTTATGAACCGAGATAAAGAAATCTTCTTTAATGAATTTTTCTCAGTTGAAAAGATGATTGAGTTGTTATTCAACACAGGTATTAATTTAGATTTAGATGATGAATCTACGAACATTATGTTTTTTGATGTCTATGAAAATTGCAGCTTTTTGGCTACTTCTTATGAGTATGATAGAATTTGTTTAGGATCAGATATTCTTGATTTACATGCGGCTTTTATGTTCACAAGATTTATGAAATCTTAATTTGGCAGATTAAAAAAAATTCGTTATCTTTACAGAAATAATTAAAAACAAAACAACAATATGAGCACTTTACAATTTGAAATTCTAAACTTAGTTGAATTAAGAAAACAATTTATTGATTACTTTCGTAGAGAGAAAAACGATGGTATCAAAAAAGCTTGGTATTACTGGCACCACGACACAAAACAACCCATGGCGGCTGATACCAGAGATATGTTTGACAAAATCATCATGTTATATGCAAGTCAAGGTATCCTTCACTCAAAGTCTATTTCTAAAGATGGTATTCTTGGTGTTAAAAAAGCAACAATGCATGTTTTTAGAAATATTGATGAAACTAAAAAGTATTCATACGATCAACTATCACTTGCTTTTGGTTATATGCCTGCAGACAATGAAATGGTTGTTGTTGAAGTGTGTCATAATTTACCCGCAGTTCAAGTTAAAAAGAAAAAAAGAAAATAATTTTTGGTAGTTTAAAAACAATTTATTATCTTTACAGAAACAAACAAAAATAAAAACACTATGAAAAACTTATCAACAGAATCACTCATCCAAATATTGTCAGCCTACGAAACAATTAAAAAACAAGCAGCTATCTTAGGCGTGCCTGCTTTTGAAACTAAAACTGAAAAAGGTATTATGAAGGCTGAAGCTTTCGAACATTATAAATCTCTTCTTAAAGAAATTCTTAAGCGTGACGATAGCCGATTGTATCAACTTCAGTCAGAAATCTTAAAAAATATTTTCTAAAAAGTTTGTAAATTACAAAAAATTCCTTATCTTTGTTTTATAATTAACACTCAAAAATAAACACTATGAACTCAGATGCAAAAAAAGCAGTTATCTTATCAGTTTTTCAAAACACTTCTATTGACCACCTTTTTATTTCAGCAGCTAATATGCTTGGCTATTCTAAATATTATACTAATCTAATTGATTTAGATGATATGACGCCTCGACAACTTACTATCTGCTACAACAGAACCTGTAAAGTATGTATGATGATTTACAAAATACTTGGTAATTAATTTTTTACCAAATAATTTTGTAAATCGGAAAAGTATCCGTATATTTGTAAAACAATTAAACAATTTATTAATCACTTAAAAACTAAAAATTATGTTAAAAAAATTCTTAAAAATCTATCTAATCATCTCTGTTGTTTGTGGGGTATTTATGTTACCTGGTATTTACAAAAAAGCATACCACAACATCACACACACTAAACCTATTGAAGTCGATTCAACAGATAGTTATTCTTCGTCTTCTTCATCTTCTTCATCTGGTAGTCATTATGTTCAAGGTTACACAAGAAAAGATGGAACTTATGTTAGAGGCCATTTTAGAAGATAACAAATGAACCATATGTCAAAAGACAAGAATACAAAAAAAACATTGAAACTTCTTTTCTTTAATGAAGTCTCTGACAAGATATCTAAAAAATATCCTACTAAAGTCTATGAACACTTTATTAAGTTTAAAAAAGACGGAAAGATATTTGATTACTATCCTGGTGCTGAGTCTATTTGTACAAAAGATTCTAAGAACAACTATGTCTGGAAGAAGAATATTTCTACTGAACGATTAATTAAATGGTTGAATTTATGATAACACTATATTATAAACCTCTAAACAAGACTTGTCAATTTTCAAAGATTGAACCTAAAGATTCAATAATTCTTTGCTCTAAAGAACGATCTTTAGCCAGAATACATTGGTCTATGTTAAGACCATTTAAGTTGTCTGACGGGTCTTATATGATGTCTGAAGACCTTTTAATGGTGATTGCTAGAATATTCAAAATAGACTTTGAAGATTTATGGAATATAATTCACTTAAACGATCAGATCGATCTGATAACCAGTCGTTGTTCGCACACACGAACAAACGACGACATTGATGGTTTGATAATGAATATTGATGTTTAAATGATCTGATCAGATCTACTGTGATCTACTGTGATCTACTGTGATCTGATCATTTAAACACATCGTTTGTTCGTTTGTGCGAACAACGATGTTTAAGATTATTTAAATAACTTTTAATGGGATCTGATCGTTTTAGAAAAAGTTTTTGTAAAAGTTGAAAAAAATTTTGTTAAATTTTTGTTAAAATTTATTTTACATTTGTACATAAAACAAAATTAATTTTTTTTACTATAACTTTTGTGTTCGTATTTCACAGAACCCAGTCTCACCAATGAATAGCCGTTATATAGAGACTGGGTTCTTTATTTTAAATATATAGTCTTTGATGAAAAGTTGTAAAGTATGTGGTGTAACGGAATCTACTACAAAAAGATTTTGTAAAGGTCATTGTTATAGATGTTATCAAAGGATCTTATTGTCTAAAGAAAACAGATATCAATTCTGTCAAAGTTGTGGTTTAGAATTTTCAAAAAGAGGTTCTGGATATCCTAATTGTCATGAATGTAGAGGTAAAAGAAAAAAGGTCTATTGGAACGATTTAAATGATGTTCAAAAGAAAGAACTACTGATTCTTCTTGTAAAGTTCAAAAGAAACTTTTGGAATGAAGTTGATGCTTTAAGAGTATGTAGTCTTTACATATCGGTTATAGATATCATATACAAAGAAACACCACCTTTATTACTATTTGATACACATTCACAGAATGACCAATTGACATTCATGTTGAGAAGTCTTAAATCAATTGAAAAAAGAAGATAAACTTTTATAAGATATTTTTATAAAACAACTATAAAATATTAATTATGACAAAACCGATTACATACGAAGAAACGCACATCGAAGTACCCCTGATTGTTGCAGAACTTTTACAAAGAGGTCAAAGACCGATTTTTACCTATGAGCTTCAAAATATGATTAGACTATACTGGGAAAGGAATGATGTAAAAAAAAGTATATCACCTGACAGAATAAGAATTATGATAAATCATATCAGGAGAAATGAAATACTACCTGTGATGTCAGGTAACAAAGGTTACTGGTTAGCTAAAGAAAAGTCTGAATGTATCCTAATGGCTGAATTATTAGAAATGAGATGTAGTGCAATTACAGCCGCAGCATCTGGTTTAAGAAGTTATGCAAAAAAAATCAAATAAAAATTGTCTTAGATGTTCTATAAATTTAGAAACAGGTAACAAATCGAGGGGGTATTGTAAAAACTGTTACAGGATATGTTTAAGACAAGGTTTGATTACCCCAAAGAAAAAAGAACCTAAAATTGAATTTTGTCAATCTTGTAAAGACTTGACTAAATTGATTGGTAAATTTTGTCCGAGTTGTTATTCAAGATTTGCTAACGCAAGATTAGTAGGTATAAAATTTGGTAAATGTAAAACTTGTCAATGTCAATTACCTAAAGATGTTTGGACCCCAGAGTGTCAAGTATGTAATGATAAATTTGAAGACATCGAAATATCTGAAGGTGATTTAATAAAAGTAAAATTACTGACTATAAAATGGTTGAACAACATAATAAGACCAGACGAGATATTAGAAAGTGTTTCTTTATTTTGTGAATTAAAACCTAAAATGGACATAGATACTTATAATTCAAAAAAACAAATACAATTGATATTCAGAGAATTCAAAAGGATTTTAGACTCTAAACTTAATATATACAAAAAATGATTGATTCAAAAAAAAGACTTAAAGAACTTAAAAGTTATTGTAGAAATACAATAGTTAGACCAGATTTTTTACCAGATGATTGGCGTTGGGCTATGACGTATCATATCTTAAAAACTTATTTTGTTTATACAATAACAAATGAAGTTATCGAAAAGGACATTGTTGAAGTAATCTGTTTTGATGTAAATTTATTGTGGGGTGAAATAAGAAACGAAACTTCACCAGAAGATTACTTTTTGATTTCTACCTATGTTGCTGCTATTCTACAAGATTGGTTAAATGTTTCTTTAAGTTTAGAAGAATATGAAGTATCATACAACTTAAAAAACATCTTTGACTTTTGTGAAGACGAGTGAATTATGGTTCATATCAAATTATAAATGGATACAATATTGGTCTAAAAAATGGTCACCACAATACTGGTCTGACTTAATTACTTTTTATTGGTTATACATTGATAAAAATTGGTCTAAGTTTTCACAGATACCAGATGGTGATGAAAGAAAGAAATTCACACAAACTTGGTTCAAAAACAATACAAGATGGGAATCTTCAGAATTCAATAAATCATTAAGTATAAACAATTTAGATGAAGAGTGGTCAATCAAAGATGAAGCTATTGATAATGGTATTGAAATAGCAGCAGAGTGTGAATTAAATGATATTAAAGAATGGTTAATTGATATACATAATCGATTTAGTGACCTACAAGCTGATAGACTTATTTTACTTAGAAAAATATATTTAGAATTAAAAACACACGAAAAAGTTCTTTATGACTTTTACTTTATTAAGATGTTGTCAATGAGAGATATAGCAAAAAAATTAGACTTACCACTTTCTACTATATATAATATGATATCAGACTTAAAAATTAAAATTAAATTACAATGTGGTTTGAAATAATTGGTTTAGCTTGTGTAGGTGTTCTTTGGATTTGTTCAGAACCTACGATAAGACTTAGAGAATTTATCTTAAGAAATCATCAAGGTTTCTTTAGAAGATTACTCGAATGTGCAATGTGTTCGACTTTTCATATTTACTTTTGGTATCAACTTTTTTACTACGGAAACATAGATATAATAGGTTCAAGTATATGCGCAGTTATATCAGAAATATTATATCAAAAATTAAACAACGGAATATGACAGATGAAGAATTGAGGTTTCAGAAAGTCGATGCTATGATGCAAGAACTTGTAGGTAAAGAGAATCATAGACACGACGCACAAACAATAAGAAATTTATTTAATTTACATAATGAAGTAACTGGCATTATGGAATATAGTGTTAGCTGTTCTGGCTGCAGAGCAAGAGTGTATAACAGGTTAAAACAATGGTGGCAAGAAAGAGGTGGTGTTAAAAAGTAAATATGGAAGAGATTTGGAAAGATATACCAGGTTATGAAGGATTATATCAAGCCAGTAACTTAGGTAAAATAAGAGGTAAAAGAGGACTATTAAAATTATCAAATAGTCATAAAAGATATTATTATGCGCAACTAACTATAAATGGTAAAAATAAATCAAAGTCAGTACATAGGTTAGTAGCTCTTACTTTTTTAGGGTTTTCTAAATTAGATGTAGATCACATAAACGGAGATAAATTTGATAATAGAGCTTGTAATTTAAGATATCTTACCGCAAGAGACAATTGCTTAAATAAAAAAAATGTCAAAGGTTATCACTATTGTAAATTTACTAACAAATGGAAAAGCGAAATAAGAATTAATAATAAAAAAATATGGTTAGGTAGATTTAATACAGAACAGGAAGCATTAGATGCTTATAATAAAGCTAAAATGTCAGCTACAAACAAACATCTTTACGGATATTAAACATATACTAAAAGTAACTATCTTAAAATGCCTATAGAAAAAAGACCTGGTGAATCAAAAGACCAATTTATATCAAGATGTATTGAAAAAGAAATTTCAAGTGGTATGACGAACGATCAAGCAGCTGCTGTATGTTACACCTACTGGGATGAATTAAAGTCTGCCACAGCGTCTGGAATTTGGTCTGGTGACGCACCAGTATCTATCGAGTTCGAATCATATTCTGATTATCCAGAAAGTGCTAAGAATGCTGCACAAAGAGTTTTAGATTGGGCTGATAAAAATGGATATGGTGATTGTTTGACACCTGTCGGAAAACAAAGAGCAAATCAGTTAGCAAAAGGTGAGCCTATCAGTAAAGATACTATTTCTCGCATGGCTGCTTTTGCTCGTCATTTACAATATAAAGATGTACCATATAGTGAAGGTTGTGGCGGTATGGCTGTTGATGCGTGGGGTGGTCAGGCTGGTATTGAATGGGCTCAAAGAAAACTTGAAGAAATTGAATCACAGAAATTAAGTTTAAGAAAAGTTCTTTTCAATGAAGACTTCAATGAAGAAGAAGTCAAAAGATATAAAGATTTAGGATTCAAAGTTTTGATTCGTAGTCGTAGAAAATATAAAAAAAGAGACAAGAAAGTCTGGAATAAATTAAAAAGTGTAGGTTTGACTGAAGATAATTTAGTATTTGGTGAAGTTACCTTTTTACATAAAAAATATAATTTCGATATTTTAATGACTGGTCAAGATCCTGTCTTAGAAAAATTAAGATGTTCTGGTCAAGACTATTCTAATTGGCGTGTAATAAAAAGTAAATCAATTAAAAACTTAGATGAAGCACTTGAATTTGAAAAGTCTAAAAAAGATATCGAATTAAAATTTATTACAATAAAAACCGTATATTCTTATAAAGAAAGACCAGATGTACCACCAGCCGAATCAGGTTCAAGACCATTCTGTGTAGAATTAATGAAAACACCTAATAGAAAATATACTATAAATGAAATTATGGATTTAGGTACAAAACACTTGACTGATATGGGATTACCATCAGATCCTTTTTTATATCGTGGTGGTTTTTATACTACACCAGGTGGTCAAAGAGGTGCTAACACAACACCTTATTGTCGCCATGAATGGATTGCAGAAGTAGTTATACAACCTTAAAGATTTTTTTAATATAATTCTTATGAAAGTACCTCTCAATAATATGACTTATATAAAAACTGATATTGTCTATATTGATGATAATATTTATGTTGAAAGATATAATCTAATCGAAGAAGAAAGTGAAATTATAATTGCTGCTTCTTGGATTGAAAAGAATCACGATGGTGCAATTATAAAACACCATTTTACAAAACCACAATTTTTAATTAGACACGATAGATTAAATGATATTTTACCGAGTGTTATAAATTAAGATATATAAGCGTAAGATATTTCACAACTTTGTGTTGAACCACCGCCACCACCACCACCTGTTGGTAAAACTGATTCTATACCAGTTGTATTTGAAAAAGTTCCACCAAAAGAATATATTGAACTTCCTGTTACATTTATATTATCAAATCTACACCACAGTGTAGTGTTTTCATTTTCAGAAAGGACTAAGTTAGCTGATGAAGAAGTTCCATAAATATTAAAATATCCTTTCTGTCTTGGGTCACCTGAACTATATCCAGGTATTACTATGTTTGTACTGTCATCAAAGTAAGCACCCATACCTTGAAATCTTTTAGCTGAATATGTCAGACCACCTTCTAAAAATAAGGTAGAATGACCATACCAAAATCCTGATGTAAATACACCACCACCACTTAAATAAGGACCACCTACAATAAAGTTACCTAAATTTGTAGATGAATTTGTACCAATGATTTTGAAATGTCTAACACCATAATTATTGACAGCTGAGTTTCCAGCAGCATTACTTACTAACATATTATCTGTAGAAAAACCATTTATGTTCCACAAAGACATAGTAGCTGGTGATGTTGAAGAGTCAGTATCATGTCTCATATCGACAATACCCCATTGAACACCATTCGTGTCAAAATAAACATTTGTAGGTTCTAAATTATTTGTTAAAGTATTGTGCCATATTAATGCTCGTTTCGAACCACTGACTGTTCCACCTGTATATTTAATAGTCATTTCTTTTGTCATTGCTAAATTATGTAGAATTCTAAAATCTCCTGACTGAATTTCTAAACTACTTCTTTCTGGTAGTGAATTTTTATTAAAGTAGTAATTTTCAGCTGACCAGTTTGTTCTACCACTACCACTTCCTGCAATTATAAAATCTACTTCATAACCTTTGTTTTGTAGTGGTCTTGTTCCAACCCAGAATTGACTTGTTGAATTTTCATGATCTAAATAAACCTTAGCTCTGACACTTGATGTTGCTGAACCAACTATCGCCCTATTGACATTCGGACCTGCGTTGAAATCGTGACATCTTAGATAACTTTCACCAAAAATCTTCATTTCATCACAAATTGATATAAAACCAGTATCTGCTGCAACCTGAGACCATTCAAACGCAACAGTACATCTTGTAAAAGATTTACCATTTGAATAAAAACTTAGAGTAGCATTACCTGATGGTCTTAAAGCGAATCTTGAATTAGCTACGGTCGCGGGTCCGGTAGCACCGACCATATTTAAGTTTTGACCTAAACTAAAAGTAGTTCCTCTGACAAGTAATGTTGTAGCAGAACCAGTGAAACCTATATCATTTGCAAAATCTTCTAAGATAAGCGAACCTATAATTCTTGAACCTAAAGAATTAAAGTATAGTGGTCCTGATGAAGTAAGACCTATAATATCACTCGCTGTAGCTGAAGGTGGTACTACACCACCGACCCAGGTACTTGTAGATGTGAATAATCCTCCTGTTGTTGATATAATATAATCTGGCATCTATATCTTAGTAATTTTTAATGATAAGTTTATTTTTTGAATACCTGTTACACTATCTACATTGAATGCTAAAATATCACCTGATGATATACTTTGTGTCCAGCCAGTCAAAACATAATCTTCATTTTTAATACTCGATGACAATTCTGGTTTTTGAATACCTACTATACTTTCAGATGATGTTGGTGGAAAATTAGCATATGTATCTTTGTAGATATCAATTACAATTGAACCAGTTTGACCAGCGAGTAAAACCCAACCATTGATTACCGCATCGAAAGGTACTTCAATCCAAGTTTTTAATCCTGTTGTAATTTCAGAACCAGAACCATCTATACTGACACCTATAACAGAACTTTGTGTAGGTGACAAACCTGATGTACCAGAAGTACCATTTAATCCTGAAGTACCAGAAGTTCCAGAACCATCGAGACCACTTGTACCAGAAGTACCATTAAGACCTTGAGCACCTGAAGGACCTGGAAATCCCCTTTCACCTTTAGGGCCTATTAATCCTCGTGAGCCAGTTGGACCAATTGGACCTTGAATACCAATCGGACCTTGAATTGATATACCTGAAGTTCCTGAACTACCACTTAGACCAGATGTACCACTTAGACCAGATGTACCACTTAGACCAGATGTACCTGACTGACCAGATGTACCACTTAGACCAGATGTACCTGAAGTTCCTGACTGACCATCAAAGTAATCTATATCTTTTATAGGTGTGTAACCATCTAAACCATTGATACCGTCTTTACCGTCTTGACCATTAAAACCATCAAAGTAATCTATACCTTTTATTGGTGTATAACCATCTAAACCATTTATACCATTTTTACCATTAGAACCACTTTTACCATCACGACCATCTAATCCATCACGACCATCTAATCCGTTCAATCCTGGGTCACCTGGTGACCCCGTAGGACCTGTTTTACCTATTGGTAGTTCATCTTTGAAAAGAGACAAGTTACCTTTTTGTTCTTTTTCAACATACTTTACTTTTTTATAAGTACCATCAGTTTGTTTGATATAAATAGTATTTGACATATTATAATGTAGGTGGTGTAGGATAGATAGGTTTTGATACAGGTGGTGATGCTGGTGATGATATTGAATGAAAAGACTTACTATATTCAACAAAGATTGACCAATCTAAATCTTCACCTGCTTCACCACCTAAAAGTAAAGTTACTGACTGAGTTCCGTTTGCTACATAATAAATCGAAGCAGTCATAAAATCTTTTCTGATATTCAAAGTCACAGCTGCTGTACCACCAACTGGTTTTATAGTAGAACCTGTATTAATGAATGCTGCATCAGTAGTAGCTATTAAAGCCTTTGTAGAAGAAGCATTCATCGCTGAAACTCTGGTTTGAAGATGTACTAATTCACCAGGTAAAAGTGGTACTAAATCTACAAAGTGTGCTATACCACCTGACATAGTTGCAGAAATAAAAGACTGGTATGTAGCAGCTTCCATCTCAGTTGAAAATGTTGTACCTAAAAGTGTATAGTAATATCTGTTACCTAAAGCTTCAGAATATGTAGTATCTACTAAAGTACCTGTTGGAAAACTGGCTCTTTGGTAAGTAAGTCTGACACCTGAATATGGTTTGTTTCTATATAATACACTTGCACTCATTCAATCTATTCTTTTATTAAGTTCTTCGATTTTTGTTGTCAATTTATCTAACGCAACATACAACATATCAAACTTTTGATTCAAGACAGAAATTTTATTCAAGTAGTCATTTTCTAAAACTTCTACTTTAGTTTTTGTTTTATAAGCAATTTCTTTTACATCTTTTAATTCTTGCATTGTACCTCTAAGAAAGTAACCGATTATAGAAATTAATAAACCAAAGAAAATTGATAATATTTGAAAAAGTTCCATTAAGATAAATATTTTTTTAAGAATCTTAGTTCTTCATAAGATAGGTCTTTATAACCATCTTCAAGGTAGATATCAGAATCATATTGTCTAATTGAAGGATACATATCATCTGAAGCTGCATCATAAAGTGGAAACTGATTTGAATATTCACAAAGAAAATTTACAATTCTTGTGTTGAAAAACTCACCTAAGTTTTTCATTTCTTCTCTGATATACTTCAATTCTTCCATTGTAGATTGTTGTACATTTTCACCTTGTGTTCTGGCTAATCCTATGTTACGAATCTTTATTGCTAAGTTCGGTAAAGCCATATAAATAGTCCAGTATGACAAAGCCTTAGAACATAAATCTACTAATTGTAATTCGATCGAAGAATAAGTAACACCTTGATAAAGTTTATTGACAAGGTCATTATACAAAGGGGTACCTAAAACATCTTGTGTATAAACATCTTGTGCGTCACTGACAAACGGATATATCTCATCTATGTCAATTGATTTACCTAAAGGTGTATAATCTTTTAAATATACATCATCTATAAATAGTGCCTTAGCCATTTTCTTCAATTATTTTTATTGGTACAAGTGGTTCAATCTGCATTTTGATTATACCATTATATACTAAGACTTCTTTGAAGTAGTCAAATATAAGTTTTCTTTCAGGTTGTATAACCATCTTGTCAAATATTTCCCACGATTGTAGTAATTCACTTGAATATCCAAGTTTTCCAGGTACTTGAATTCCCAGCAACTGCGGGTGTGCTCTATGTGCAGATATAATTTGTTGTGTGATTTGTTCAGACACTTGTAAAAGTCTTTGGTCAATATTGGTAGCATCTAAAGTATCTATATCAGGTGATAATTCTTTACCATCAGAATAAAGTATAATTGCTTTACCAGCGTTCTTCGCACCACCGTGTTGTTGTTTTATAGCCTCAGCGTTCATTCTTCTTTCTTCAGGTGTTGGTTTTTTATAAAACTTAAAAACAATTGAAGGTGAAAAACCATTGTTAATTGCAGCTAAATTATATTCACCCATCAAACCATCTGCTTTAATCCATCTTAATGCAGAATAGTAGTTAGGAAGTGCGTAGTAATCCATATTGTTGTCTTCATATTTAATGAATACAATTTGTCTTAATGCTTCACCATTAGGGTCATAAACATCAATTTCTTTTACAGGATTCATATGTGTATTAAGCCAGTTATCAGAATAGTAATACTTTTTGATTTGACCAAATTCATCTCTTTTACCTGATGCAATTCTTGACGCATCAATCCAGTTTATATCAGCGATTCTTGTTCTATCCATTGAATAAATTATTTCAAAACAAGAGTAACCAAAAGTTTGTTGGTCACGAGTAACCTGCCAAAATATTCTATCTAATTTACGCCAAAAAGGTACAAGTTTCCAGTTGTCAATTAAAAACTGATTTGATTCTTCTCTGGTTGCACCGAACATAAAACCACCACCTGCGATTAATGATGTTTTAGATTCTATAATTGAATCGTGAATAGCAGATGAATTTCTGTATTCAAGTATGTCAATCGGAAATTGATGATTTTTACCATATAGAACATAGTCTTGACCTTTTTGTTCTTTAGGTTGTGGTAAGTCAATGTTTCTCATCAAGATAGTATCTAAGATATCTTGTTCAGTAACTAAGACTTTTTGTGGTTCTTCTTTTTTACCAAAATTAAATAAAGCCATATTTTATCGTTTAAGGACAACAACATTTTTAGCGGGTCTATTCAGAGTTGTCCAGTTTTTAGGTTCATTTACTAACACTTTACCCGTTTCAAGTATATTTGAACCATCTTCTACCTGATAAGACCACATACCTGGTCGTAAATCTAAAACCGATGGTAAGTTCTGCGGCGTTCCTACATAAAAATTAAATCTTGACCATTTATTATCAGGTTGTAAATCAATAGGGTAGAATTGAATTGTCGAACCTGACATATCATTGGTCAAAGTAAATTTATAACTTCCTGTAGAACCGATTGGTGCTGATTCCTTAAGACTCATCCAAATTGAAGATGTTGAACCTGGTGTAAGGTATATCATATAGAAGTTGTTTTTTTAATATGTCTTTTAATTTGAATGTTGTTTTTCAAAACAAAAAAACCGACAAAGTTTTCACAATGTCGGTTCTTTATTTATATATAGTGATTAGACTAACAAACCAGCTATAATTGTACCATCAACTGCTTGACATCTTTCTACTTCAAAACCTTTTAAGGTCAATACATAGTTAGATCCGTCTGCTTTTGCAGTTCCAGATGTTGATGTACTTTCTGATAGGTACATACCTTCAACTTCACCTGGATACCAGAACAAGCCGTTTGAGTCTTTAATTATAACCGCTAAGTCTCTTTGCGTTAGAAGTGCTAAAGTATTTCTTTTAACAACATCTCTTCTTGGAATAGTTACTGTTACAGTTTGCTCGAACAACGCTGAACCAGCTTCAACAGACTTGACTAAATCTTCTGTGAATGTTGCAGAGTTTCTGTTGAACTCAAATTCATAGAAGTATGAAGCGGTCGCTAAAGTAATACCTGATACAGTACCACCTGATGATGTAGTACTTACGATGTTATCGAAGTCTGTAATATATAATTTGGTAAGACCACCAATATTATTTTCACAATCCTTAGCTATTCCACCTGAAAATGATACACATGCCATATTTTCAAATTTTTATTTTTATATCCTATAAGGATTATGCGTAAAGTACGATTTCGTTACCATAAAGATAATTTACACCAAATTTTAAAGATGTTGCGAATCTTTCAGTTCTTGCACCTGAGATATTTCTTTGTGGTATGATTAGAATTTCATCCCAGTCAGAAGTCAAGTCAGTCAAGAAGAATACTTTGTCTGAATTAAATGCAATCATTTGTTTTGCTGACAAACCAGAAGTAGGAATCAATCTGAAACCTAAATAGTTTAATTCTTTGTCACCTACTAAGAACAAACCACCTTGTGTAGATGCTTGTGCTTGTTTGTATGCGAATGCGATTTCTTGTGAAACAAAGATTTTGAAGTTAGGTTGTTGTCTTACTTGTGCAGGAACCGCTTCAAGAATTCTGTTCAATTCACCTACTACATTTGTAGAAGTAATAGTAGAAGCTGTTGCAGTTACATCAATAACGTCAGAGTCAGCTAAGAATTGTTTTACAAGACCATCACATAAGTTAAGTGGGTAAGAAGAAGTACCAGTATCACCTTTGAACATAGTAATTTCTAAATCAGAAGCTACTTTTTCAGCAACATAATTTACAACGAATTCAGCGTAAGACGCAGGTACTGCTTCTTCGTTATTTGAACCCGCTCTTAATTGAGCTGAAAGATAGTTTGCTTCGAATGTTGTAGCACAATATTCAAGATTTACTTTAAGGTCACAAACCTCCATAGTTTTTTGATTTAATGAACCTTCACCAGATGCTGAAAACGAACAATCGTCACCTTGTAAAATGTCACCTAAATCTGAGTAAGCCAATTTGATTTTGCTCTTTACATTAGGTAAAAGAGACAATTCATTTTTAGCCACACCTGTTGTTAGAACTTTCTTGAAGAAGCCTTCAGCGTCTGTTCCGTAGAAAGTAGTATTATCAACTAAAGCCATAATAATTTTAATTTTTTTTTGTAGTTATAAACTATATGTTTAAAAACTTAGTTTTTGTTTTTATTTAATCTTAGCGAAAGATTTTACTCTTGCTTCGATTTGTGAAAATTTACTATCAAGTTTTGGTTCAGGTTTCTTAATAGATTTTACAGCTGGTGTTACAGAGAATTTTTCATTAACTTGTTTTTTGAATTCTTCAACTTCACCTTCACCTTTTTCAATCATAATTTTAAGTCTTGTAATTTCTTCCATCAATTCACCGAATCTGTTATCAATCATCATAGAAACTTCTTCAGGTGTAATTTGTGTAGGTAATTCTTGACCAGTGTTAGGATCGATTTCCATATTTTCTTTTTTCTTGTTTTTACCCGCTTCTACTTCTTCTTCTACTTCAACTGGTTTGATTTCAGTAACAACACCATCAACAGTAGTTATAATAGTTCCGTCTTCAGCTACGTGGTCAGCATCTGGTGCAGGTTCAGTCATTGCTTCATCAATGAAGATTGCTGTACCTACTGATAATTCACCATCATAATAAACGATAGTACCATCTTGAAGAGTTGCGGTTGCAAAATTTAATTTTCTTTTCATTTGTCTATTTTTATTTTTTAAGTTTAGTTCTAAGTCAGCTAAGACTTCTACTGAAAAACCTTTGACTTCGTTATTCTGAACTTCGTTTTCCCAGAAGTCGAGGTCTTTGATTTTTACTGCACCAAACCAAGTGCCTTCAGGTAAGTCAAACTTCAAACTTCTACTTTTGTCTTGTTCGCCTTCGATTAACCAGTTTTGTGCTACAAAAGCCTCTACTTTTCTTTCAGTATGCATGAAGTTTATATTTTTATTATTTAAATCTTCATTGAATTTAGTAGCAATCTTTTCTATTTGTTCTTTAGAAAATCTTACATAATATTCGCCATTGATATCATCATTTCGATAAATCAACATATTAGGAATTAAGAAAGGACCATATAGAAGTTGTTTTTGTTTGTCTGTTTTGAAAGTCAATTCAGCTTGTTTAGCTAATTTAATCCAATTGACACCTATAGCTGGTTCATCAACTAAAGATATCATACCAACACCCTGTGTATCATCGTTAATTACGACATCAAAAATAGGTAGTTTTTTGTCCATATACTTATATGTCTTTTTTTTGAGATTTTGTTTTTATCCAAAAGTCGCAGTAGATTCTGCAACCTGTACTCTTCTTTGAACAGATGATATATCTGATTCTAAAACATAAACTCTTGTATCAGTCATACCCTGACCAGTAGTTGTAGAAGAACCACCCTGTGGTGTTCCAGTCAATGCAGAATTGAATTGTGTGAAACCACCAGTAGAACCTGCTTGTTGTTGTAATTCACTTCCTGGTTCTGATACATTTGGTACATTAATAGATTCTGTTGTACCACCCGAATCGAATTTTGTACTTTTGATTGCGGCTATTTGAACACCAGTCAAAGTAGTTACAGCCGCGGCTAATAAACCACCGACAATAGGTCCCGCTATTGGTCCTAATTGCATTGCTCCTGCGAACGCTGTCAAAGCACCTTGAAGACCGGCTATAATAGCCTGAGCTATTTTTAAGTTTTTGTCTTCTTCAAACGCCTTCTTCTTTGCTGCTAAAGATTTCTTTTGTAAGTCTTTGTCTAATTTATCAACAGATTTGTCATATTGTTCTCGTGTTATTAAACCAGAATTCAATTGACGGGTAAGAATATCTGTTTCTTCATTTTTTACTCGTTCAAATTCTTCTAAGTCATTTTGTAAAGCGGTCGCGTTCGCATCTGATATCGCAGATAATATACCTTGTACAACACTCAAAGCAGCGGACGCGTATGCGGCTACTTTTTCAATTGCGGTAGCGAATTCTTTGTCTTGAATTTCTAAAAAGTCTGATATACCTTGTTGTAAAACATCAAGTGCAGCGAAGTATGGTTCAGTCACATCACTTCTTAACGCCTGAGTTGCATCCTTTAATTGACTGAATATAGTATTGACAACTTCTAATCTTTTAGCTAAGATTTTATCATCCGCTTCGTTTTCGATTTGAACTCTTTGGTCTGCATATTGTTGTGTAATCTCGGTTGTTTTTATTTGAGTTTCTTCTGTCTGATTGACCCTTGTTTGTAAAAGAGCGAGGTACGCTCTTTCTTCATTATTCAATGTTTCTTGTCTTGCTAAAAGAGCGTCTCGTTCAATTTTGGCTTGTTCATCAGTAAATGCTAAAACTTGTTGTAAAACTCGTGAATCAAAATCTGTTTTAAGTTCAAATTCTTGTTCAAGTTGTTCTGCCAATGCAGTTAAGTTTCTTAAGTTTTCTGCTTGTAAAGTTTTCAATTCAATTTGTTCTCTTCTATTCAACGAAGATAATAACAATTCTTCTCGTTTTCGTAAAGTGTTTTCATATTCAATTAAATTAGTACCTTCTTGATTTAATTGTCTTTCGGCAAATCTTGCAAGTTGTTCAGCTTGAAGTTCATCTCTTTTAATTTGTAAAGCCTCAAAACTATCAAGTGTGTCTTGGTCACCAAATCTAATTTCACTTTGTAGTATATCATTTATGTTTTTTAATTTAGTAGATCTTTCTTCAGCTTCTAAAACTAATTGTTCATCTTGTTCAACAGCAATTTTTCTTCTTTCTTCAAATAAAAGATTTATTGAATCAATTTCAAGTTTAGTCGCGTCTTCAACATCTTTTATCAAAGCGTCTTTTTTCTGTCTTGAAAGTGATTTAGTTTCATTGATTTCTTTTTTTCTCTCTTCTAAAGATTCATTAACACCTTTAATTTCCTGTTGAAGTTCTAAATCTAATAACCTTTCATTAATTCTTATACCTTCTTCACCAGCTTGAATTCTTAATTTTCTACGTTCAATTTCATTCTTTTCAATTGCGTCATTAATAGCTTCAAGTTCTTTGTCATTATCTTCAATTGCCTTTTGTCGTTCCGCTTTTAATCTTTCGGCTTCTTTTTTGGCTTCTTCTTGTTTTTTTCTAAGTTCTTCTTGTCTAACAAGTTCTCGTTGTTGTGCTTGAATTTTTTCAAGATTGGTACGGTCTTTTTCTAATTCACTTAAAGCTGTTGTAATATTTTTTCTGTCATTTATTCTTTTAAGTGCTTTTTCTTTTTCTTCTGGTGAATCATATGTTTGAATCTTTGCTAAATTTTCTTCAAATTCAAGTACTTTATTATAATAAGTTTCAGCTGATATTAAATTGTTTTTATATAAATTTACAATTTGAATTCTTTGTTGTGTTACAGCATCTTGTTGTATAATTATATTTCTGTCTTGTAAGGTTTTTTGTTTTTCAAATATAGCAGTAGCAAACGCGAATTGTTGATTGTAAGTTTCTTTTATATTTTGTAACTTTCTTTTTTCACTTCTGATTTGGTTGTCTATATCTTCAAGGTCTAATTCATCTAAACGGGCCTGTGTTTCCAGTCTTATTCTAAGTGCTTCTTCTTGTGTGGAAGCCTTCGCTTCTTTTAATTGACCTTCAACTTTTATTAATTCTTTTTTTCTTGATATATCAGCATCGATAATACTGGTACCTCTTTCAATTTCTTCATTCAAATCTTCTTGAATTCTGTATGTTTCTTCTGCTTCACCACCGAATGCAACTAAAGCCGTGACTAAGAGTGTAAGACCAACTACAATTGCACCTATCGGATTAGCTGCTAAAGCCGCTGTAAAACCTCTGGTAGCAGTCGCTGCTGCTGTTGTAGCCGTAGCGTTGGCTTCTTGTGCAGCAGTATTTATACCTGTCACAACGGTGTTTGTAGATGTAGCGGCTGTTTTTTGTCTTGTTAAATTTAATCCTAAAGCATCAGAAACATTCTTTAGGTCTTGACCAACACGAGATAAATTACTTGCTATAGTCGCAGCACCTAAAACTAAATTTAGTGTCTGTTGTGCCTTTATTTGAGCTTGTGTGAGTTCTTCACTTTCATCTCCAAATAACGCAAACGCTGAAGTTATGACAGCAAAACCAGAAGCTACCGTCGCACCTAATCGACCAACAGATTCACCAAGTAAATTTATACTTTGTTCAAAGTTTATGGATTTTTCTACTTGTTCTAATTGACCCTGTAGAATTCTTGCTTGTGTTGTCAGTTCTTTGAACGCCTCAGAACCAATAGCAACACCCTCAAGTTCTGCTCTTGTATCTCTTAAAGCCTGTTCTACTTCACCGAGTGTTGAAACACTTTGTGCAACACCACCTATGACTACATTTAATTTTAAATCTGCCATTTATATTTATATATTTATTAGTCTCTGATAAGAGTATGTAACCAACCATTGTATTGTATTTGTAGCAGTACCTTTAACATATAATTCTATATCTGAAGAACCTACACTATTATCAACACCTACCGTAACTTCTACATTGTCATTAAAACTATCGATTTCATTTATAATCGGTGAAGGTATAATTGAAGCAGAAGCACCATCACATACACCAGTGAATAGTAATTCATTTGAATGAACTAAAGTAGCATCAGATGTATCAACACCCAAAACATAAGCCTTTACCATCACAGCTTCACCATAAGTCATATTCATAGGTATAGAAAAGATAGCGTATGTCAGTGCATTTGATGTAGTCAATCTTTTTTGACCTGTTATCCATTCACTTTCATTGTATTGACCTGAACCATCATCATCAACACCTCTGACAACTAATTTACCACCAACCCCGACTGAATCAGAATAATTAAAGAATCTGTTATAACCTAAACCTAAATAAACAACATTATCACAAGAAGCGGTCAGTGATATTTGATTACCACCGACAATTATATTTCTATCACCACCATATATTTTAGAGTTGTTTGAACCTACAAATACCGCATTCTTAGTTGCTGCGTAGGTTTGTGTGTCCGTAGAATTTAAGTGTAAAACACGAGACTTAGCACCAGATGAAGATTGTGTAGCTATCTGTATTGTGATTTGATTAATAGAAGCATTCGCTGTTGATATCAATCTTGAAACTGAGTCACTTATTTCAAATCCTAAATTAGTAGATATTGTAGTAAAACCAGTTGTTGAACCACCTAAGTATAAATCCTTCCATCTTAAAGTAGAACTACCTAAATCAGTAAATACGCCCGTTTTTCTTGTGACAGCATTAGCTGTAAAAGTAGCACCGATTTCAATATTTGTACCAGTAAAAGTCCAAGGTGATGAACTCGCTGTTGAAGACACACCTGACGATGTACCAGTTGCAATCTGAACTATACCATTGTTAGTTCTCATATAAATTTTATCATCTGTAACATTTATACCGATTTCACCAATATAAAGGTCAGTAGCTGACCAGGTTTCATCTGTGTGGTCATTTGAAGTAGGTATCGTAAAAAGAGCACCTTGTGTTGTCAATCTATGATGTAATAATCTACTGAATTGTTCTATCTTTTGAGCCATATTTAATTATGTTTTTATTTTTGTTATATGTTTTTGAAATAAATCACTGGATTTACTTTTTGTAAAATTACATTTGGTAAAGATGATGTACCAGTCTGTTGGTCATAAGCACCTGTATAGTTAGTTATTGGTACTATTGAATTCAAAGATGATACACCATAGTCAGGTATATCTGGTAGGATTTTATCTTGACCAGCATTTATTACATTTTCAAAAGTCGTTGAACCATAAGGTATTGTGACATCTTCACCAGCATCTACTATATTTATTGTAGTGTTGTTTGCGTTTTTACCTAATATATTATCAAAACCTGATTCAATGACTGAAGACTTACTTACAGGAACACCGAATTTATATCTGATACCATTGATATAGGTGACATCTGATTCATCAACAACAATTTTAGATGTTCCTACTACATTTACATTTTTAAGACCACCAGAAACGAAAACACCATCACCACCAGATATATTTATATTTTGTGAATTTGAAGATACATAGTTTTCATTACCTTGAATACTGACATTGTTTGTGTTGTTTTGTACAACATTGTTTTGACCATTGACAGTGATAGTTTGAACGGTAGTCAGTTCATCAGGTATTTTATTAGTCAAGTTGGTTGTATTGTTCCAAGGTTGTGGTGGTCTTTCTGTTGTGACTACCGTTATAGGTCTTGAAACATCTGACAATTCAGTAAAATTATCACTTGCAACAACACTTCTTCTAACAAATTTTGAAGGTGACTTTAATTTTAAGAATTCACATTGTGTCAATTCAGAACCATTTGCGTTATAATCTATAATCTTTTGTAGTCTTAAATAAGCACCATTTATTACATAAATCTTTTTGAAATCTAATTCATTTAAATCTCTTGGTGTCAAGAATAATTTACATCTTATTACTTTAGAATCTATATCTGTGATTTCTTCAATAAATCTTTTCCAATATTTATTATAAAGGTTTTCATTTGACCATCTTGCTCTGTTGAAGAAAA